GGAGAAAAAGAATATTCTACTACTAGATATATTATTTAAAGTAACATTAAATTTAGAATGATTAAATTCATTTAAATCAGCAGAAGTAAGACTAGATGTTAATACTAAATAAGGATTAATATTACCGCTAACAAAATAATTATAAACATTTATTCCACTTCCTGTTATTTCACCAGTATAGTAAGCTACTTTACTTCCTGTTAAATTAGAATATAAATTATTATATTCTGTTTTTATAGTAGGACCACTAACAACACCATCATTTTCTTGTATTTGAGATGTAGATGATGGATTAATATAAGACCATTTATTTCTTTCAAGAACAGGTGAACTAATAGTAACTCCTGTAGATAAATTAACTCTAGCAGGTATATATTCTTTTAACATTTTGAACAATGAATTATCAAAATATTGTATTAATCTAATAAAATTGTTATAATCAGTAGCAGCTATAGAGCTAGTTCCTACAGTATTATAAAAAGGAATTACAGAAGCACTTAAAGGAGAATAATATGTTTTTCTTTCAGATTCTAAAGTAGTATAAGAACTACTATATTGATAACTAGGATCCCCAATAAAGTCATCTAAACTCCAAGTTGGATTAGCGTATGTCGCAATAGATTGGGAAGCAAATATATCGATTTTATCTTGAGGTGAAAATGATATATCTACATAATGTAAATCATTTGTTCTAAAAGATGTGGATTCTGATGGGTATGTTAGTACGCTAATGAATGGTGATAATACACTTCCTGTTACTATACTACTAGATACTATTCTTACTTTATCAGTATTATATTCATTTAGTAATCCGGATTTTAGATCCCCTCCATATTCTTTAATATTTAATACACTACCTGTAATACCAAAAGTAGAAATAAATGATTGTAAACCCTTAACAGTACCTTTATTTTTTGTTAATAAAGGAAGATTATGATAAATACGTTTATAAGTTTCTGCAAGAAGATCTCTGCGAGGGATATTATTTAAATAAAAACTAGATGTAGTAAAACTTGTTAAAGAACCAGTTGCATCAAAACTAGCCGCATTGCTTCCACTGTTAGCACCTAATAAAAAACTAATATTATCTGAGTCTCCATATTTGTTATATAAGTTTACACCTAAAGATTGTAAAGATAGGTATACTAAATCTTTAGAAATACCTTTATCTAAATTATTATTTGCTAAATTTATATCAGTAACTGTTTGTAAAAATACCCAAATATTATCAAAATAATGACCAACCATATTTAAGAAAGTAAAATATGATGCATTATCATCATCTTCACTTACAAAACTAGGAACAGAATCTAAAAATTTATTATTATTGTATATATCATATACCTCAGCACTTGCTGTAGTAGCATTATACCAAGTAGTAACTAATGAAGACCCGGTTGAATAAATTGAATACGGTTTAAATGAACCGGATTTAGGGTAAGGAGTAATTCCAAATTCTACAGATGAAGTTAATGTTGACCCACTTTCAAAATATAAATAAGATTCAAATCCATCAAAGTTAGTAATAGTATTATTTATACTAGCAGTCCAACTATTAATGCTGGTTTGTAAGCTACTAGTAGTAGAAACACTAGAAGTATAATATGATATTAAATTTTGATAGTCTTCAATTTGTTTAACTTTAGTATAAAAATTACTTACACGTTGAATTGCAGAACCAAAAAATGAAAAATTAGAAAGATTAGAATAATCTACATTAATGTCTATACTTTGACTATTAACTAAATTTAATAGTTGGCGATAAGAAGAACTTGGTATAGTGTTATTTATTAAACTAGTATAGTTTAAATATGAAGTAGCAACATTATTATGTTCATTTATTTTAATACCAAAATTAGGACCTCTTAAGTTTTTTACTTCTGGAGAAGGTATTTCGGTATCAATATTAACATCAAAAATATATGGGCTAATTATTTCTTCTACTACCCATAATGAAAACTTTTCAGTAATATCTAAAGAAAGAGGTTGGTATAATTTAAATAATATCTCGTATCCAGTATCAACTTGATTTAAAGCTATATTTGTAGCTAAAACTTGAATATTATTACCAAAATTTAAAATAAAGTCAGTATAATATCTAGAATTAGTAGCTTGATTTATTAATTCAGTTACTTTAGTTTCTAATTCTATGTTAGTAAAAGTAGTAGAACATACTCTTAATTCAGTTCTATCTGAAGATATTTCTTTAATAAACAATTCAGAATTGTAATCTGATATTTTATTTTTAAAGAAGTTATATTGAATTTTAAATTCACCTGAATTGTATCCTAAGTCCTGTATATCTTTAACAGGATCAATTTCAATTATAGGGAAAGAAGAACCAGATGTTATTATAGATTCAACACCTATATTTTCTATTGGTATCGAATTATTAATATTAAAAGAAGAAGAAGAATTAGGAGTTAATCTTGATGTTACAGGTAATTTAAAGTTTCTATAGTTGTAATTAGAATATAATAAATTTCCACTAGTATCATATAAAAAAGATTCTATATAGTCTGAAGATGAGCCAAATTCTTCTTGTAAAGAAAATGAATTAATTAATCTAGCATCATTATCTGAATAACGAGATACTGTATCACTATTTGTTATACTTCCTACTATTTTGATATTATTAGCCATTATTTTTTAGTCAGGTCTTTTATTATCTGTTGTGAACCTAATATTTCGTTTCTTAAAGAAGTAATTTCATCTATTAATGCTTGTACATTATCTTGATTTATGTCTACACCTAAGTATTCAGCTTCTCTACTTAAAATATATTGATGTGAATTAATTTCTCCCTCTTTAGGAATTAAAAAAAATAAATTTTCATATAGTTGAAAGAAATCCTCAATAGTAAAAGAAGGTTGTTCTTCTTCTACATTAGAATTTAAGAATTGTTTGAATTGAGTATTAATTACTCTTTCATAAGTATCCTTATTAAACACAGTTTTTTGTACTGGTATTTGTGACATTATCTTATAACTTTAAAGTAGTAATTATTATCTGATACTACTGTTTCACCATTGGTTAATACAGTTTTAAATAATAACTTGTAGTAACGTTCAGGTTCTAATCCATTCATATATATATCAAAATAGCTACCACTAACATCACAGCTAATTTTAGTATACGTTGTATCATAATCTACGACAATTTCTTCACTATCCAAATCTTTTATTGACCAATATGAAGTAGATGGTAAAGCTTTATTATTTAAATAAACTGAACTTGTTTGGAAAGCTCTAGCTGGAAATTTATCTCGTACATTTATTCTAAATCGTTGAACTGAATCTTGCTGAAATTCACCTTTATTATTACCTAATGAAGGAACAAATAAGTTATTAGAAATAACGGATAATGATCCTGTACTATATGACGAATCATCCCATCTAACTTCTAAACATGGTGGATATATAGTATGAGTATTATCTGAGAAGTATTTTGTTTCAAATTTAGATTGTGTTGTAAATTCTATAGATGAAGAATGTTTTAAAATAAAACCATAGTTGGATATAATATTAGTATAACTTGCGCTTACAGCATTTGTTACTTTTAATTCAATATCTTTAGAAGTTAAATTTGTAAATGATTGTGTTGATTGATAGTTAGAACTAGTATACCATAATCCACCACCTACATTACTTCCACTTCTATAAGAACCTGTAGTTCCAGAAGTAAAAGAACCAGAAAACCATGCACTACCACTATTTTGATCTTTATATTGCCATCCGGCTCCGTCAGTAGTAATAGGAGAATTACCTAGTCTACCTGTACCTTTATTCCAATCAGTTGCTATTGGGTGAGCAAATAACGTATAGTTTAAGGGTATGGATGAAGCGTTAGCTAAATATAACTTTAAATATACATCAAATGCCTTACCAGCAGCTCTAGCTAGTGATTCGCTTATTTGATTAGTTGGGAATTTAATTAAAACACGTGATACCTCATCTGTGCTGTTAATTGATTCAAAGGTGCTAATTTCTAATATTTCATCTAATCCAGTATTTAATGTTGGATAAAATGAATATATTGTTGCACTCTTTTCAGGGAATATTTTGTAGATTGCCATAGTTAGTAATTACTACATATAAATATGTTAAATACCAAACTATTTTACGCTAATAACGCGTGATATTCTTTAAAATGTTTAATACGATCAGGTAAACCAATTGTACCACCATTAACACGTTTAGTGATAGATGTAACAACTGCATCAGTTGCGCCACCATCCGCTAATTTGTGTAAACCATTTTTATTAAAGAACCAAGCAGCTGATAATAATGCATATTTTTCTGCTACCACTGTTGGGTTAGCAGCAATATCTTCATTTATTGATTTACCAAATGCTGTATAATTATCTTTACCAGTTAATTGAATATATCCACGGCCACAGAATTTAGCACCCTCACCTGACGCTTCAGGTCCGTTACCCATTCTATTACCATAAACTTTATTAGCAATTTTTTCTGGCTTACGTTCGTACTGTTTAGCTAATGCTTCCGTTGGGAAATATTTTTTAAATATACCCATTAAGCCTTTAGCGGAATAATTTAAATTCTCTTTTGTCAAACGAAAACCACCAGATTCATGACCACATTGAGCTAAGAAATGAGCTAAACGTAGTGGAGTATTGATTTGAAATTTTTCCATTACTCCTGGAATTTGAGCGATTACTGTGTCAGGAACATGTCCTTTTAGTTTTTCTAAATTCATATTTTTAATTTTTAACTTACTATTACTCTACCTTGTATATCTGTGTTAGGGTATCTAACTTCAAATATAGCAGGATCTATTGAAGGATATATATTACCATTTCTAGTTGCCCCAGCAATATCATAACCATATGGAGAATAATTGACTCCAGTAGCATCCGTTTTATTTATTATTTCTAACTTTACAACAGAAGCTACTCCTTTTATTTGTAATAATCTAGATGTTAAATCAGAAAGTACAATAGGTTGGTTAATAGACCATCGGTCTATATCAAAATAATCTATTAAAGATGATACACAACTTGTTAGTATATCTTTATTAGAATAACCACTTAGTACTATAATATCAAAATTAACACCTATATTAATATAAAAAGCATCTTTAATATTGATAGAATCAGTAACCATCCTATATTCATTAAGGTACTTTATTAAATTAGTTTTTAAAGTAGGATTAGCTTGTAATAAATGTTTATTATTATTATAAGCCAAAATATATAAATCTAAAGATAAAGGATTATTTATAGCAACTGTACTTACTGTTTGAGTTGGATTATAATTAATATCTTGAGAAATATAAGCTTTAGCTATACTACCATAATCAGAAGGTAATGATAAAGTTCTTAAAATATAATCATTTTTAGTTACTGCTCTTAATTGTGAAGAATAAGCATATAAAGCATTATTTCTAATTTCTTCAACTTCATCTCCATCTCTACCACCTAATGAGGGATATGGATTTCTTGAAATTACACTTTCTTTTATAAAGTCTCGCATTGAAGAGGAAGGAGCAGCACCTTTAAATATAATATCTGTTCTGTCTATTGTAGTAAGATCATTTGCAGGAACATTTGATTCAACACCCCCTCCAACAAGATATTGTACTGTTAAAGTAGTGTTTGAAGGAGCTAATCCATATTCTTTAGTAAATAATACTGAAGCTTCATTATAGTTTTTATATAAATCAGATACCCCTGAAATTGAACCTGATTTAATATTATTAGGAGTGGGTAAAATATATTCATCATTATAATTAGATACGCCTGAACCAAATTCTAGTTGTAGACTATTATCAGATAAAACTCTTGATGTAAAACGTCTAGGTACATTTAATAAACTAGCTAAATAACTAACCCCATCAGATCCAGAAGCAGGATTTGAATTTTTATTTAATATTGTACTTTGAGCTAAGTATGGCACTTCATACCACACATTACTATTACTGTCTGTAACATTTAATATTTGTAAAATATTAGTATCAGAAATAGTTACTGTAGAAAATTTTTGGGGAGAACTAAAAGTAAAAGTTGTTGATTTTATTTCAGCTGAAATTGCTGGTATAGGTTTACTAATTAAAAAATAGTTTGTACCACCTATGTTTGTCCT